TCAGGGTCAAGGGAAATACGGAGCACTGGCCTAAAAACGAGCGTGTTTTACGTCATTTAGTACTAGGCAGCAGCAGATTTACGCGTGGTTGAGCGATTTGTCAACCACACGATTGTTAACTGTTAGATTAGATTTTAATACTTTGCTTTCGTGATCACGTGAGATAACAACATATGCTTTCGTAAAAACTGATTGTGGACGTGATATTAGTACTTTGAAATTATATTTATCATAAAAATCTTTCTCGAGCATCAATAAACTTGTTTTTAATTGATTGATACATGATGCATCATCACCTTTGAAAATATATGTAAACGATTCGGGTGAAATCATAAAGTTTCTTGATTCATTTTTGTTTTTATAAGTGTCATAAACACCTTCTAAAACTTTTCGAATTTGATATTGTTTAATTTGAGAGATGCCAAATAGAACATTAATAAACATCATGTCGTTTGCATAGTAATCAGTAATTGCATGACCAATAATATCTTTTCTACGTGCAGCTCTGCCAATTTCTTGAACATAATCGCATAAGTTGCCAGTGACTGCATAGTGGTAAACATTCTCAACATCATCTACATCGATTCCCATTCCAAAAGCTTTTGTTGCAAAGATTACAGGAGTAACACCAGTTCTGAAGTTTTCAAAAGCTTGCCTTTTCTGGTCGTTAAATACCTCTTTACTGCTTTCGTATATATTACGACCTGTGTATGTACCGATATCATCACTTACTGTAATCTCGGAGAATCCTCGAATGCCACTCTTTGCATCTCTGGCCAATGTTGCATAAGGAAAGTAAACAATCGTTTTATTCTTGTTTTTTATCCAATTGCTTAATCTTGAATTAAGATCATTAGCTTTTGCAGATTCATAATCCGCTTTAGGCAGTTTTTTATTTTCTTTAATAGAAATATCAAATTTTATATTTTCTCTTTTTGTATAGCCAATGAATTTTATTGGGTTTTCCATATACAAGCTGATTATGGTTTCACTAACTGTATCATCGAATCCGCCATTTACTGCTGTTGCTGTAAATGCACATAATGGAAAATGATATATTTTTCTATCACTATGATGACCACTTTGAATTTGATTTCTAAGCCTGTTTATATAGTTTCCGAGATACCAATAATCTGGTCTAAAACCAACACCCCATGTTGTGACAATATGCGCTTCATCAACAATCATCAATCCTAAATCACGATCTCCAATTATTGTTTCCAGGGAATAAGATAGAAGCGTTTCAGGACTTAAATACAACAAATCGACTTCACCGTCTTTGATTCTCTTTAATACTTCTTCTTTTTCAACTTGTGAAATAAGATCAGAGTTAAATGCCTCAACACGTAAATACCCGCTTTTGATTAATTTTTCTTTTTGATCTTGCATCAATGCTTTGACTGGCTCAATTATTATTGTCAGTTTATTATATTTTTTTGCTAAATATACGGCTGGGATTTGGAACATCAAAGATTTCCCAGCACCTGTTGGAGCTGTGATGAAAATATCTCTAAATGATTGCTGCTCATCAGATTGATAAGAAATTTCGGCTTGATTAATTATTTCTCTAATTATTTTTCCTTGCGAGATATTTATTACATTTTTGTCTATGTCAGGATTTTTATAAAATGGAAGATCACGGAAACTTTTGAAATTTTTAATTCCAATTTCATTGATCGCGATACTTTTTAGCTCCTCTTCAGCTTCTTGAGTGCAATCCATTGATTCGTGATCTTCAATAACATCAATTTTATAATGATCGCAATAGGCTAATAAGGAATCTAATATTTTCTTGGATATTGCTCCATTTGTTGATTGTATACCAATGCAACGTGGATGATGATTCATGATTTCATGAAAATTACGTAGGTATGTATCAATATCATCATTTAAGAAAATGTGGCAATCAGCGTTCGCTAATGATGTGTTAATGTGACCAGAGGGATAAAAATTATTTATTGTTCCATCATTTTTTTCTCTTTCAAAATTATAGAAACTTCCATAATACTGGCCGTTTGCACTTACAATTGCGTTGTAAATGTTCAAAAACTTTGTAGCATCTTCGCTAACATCACCGGATTTATCTCCGGATATGGCTTTTTCAATCTCCAAGGCCAGCGCATCTGATAACGTAAATCCTAGTGGATAGTATTCTGGATAAAGATTGTTTACAAAGATTTCAATTCTCAATTCATCTTCCTTGATGCTTTCGTCGATGCGAGATTTTATCAACGTATATTCTTGATAGGTTAACCACTTTACATCTGTATCATTAAGATTTATTAGCGCAATTTCAAGCTCTTTTTTTGTATGCCTGTCGTACGAAAGTACATTGAATTTTGATTCAATGCTGCTTTCTACAAGTGGCGTATCTTTCAATTGCTTGAAGAAATCCTTATCAAATCCTTTATAAATTTTCAAGAACATACCTTGCCTCCTGTATGGTAATTATTAATTTTATACTTTGGATACACTCTTATATTATTGTATCAAATATCTTGAATCTAATCACTTGTTATGTGATGTCAGCCCGTTTTACCAGGTCTGACTTTTTTTTTACTTTTTTTGCTCAATTCTTTCCCAACTGTCCTGTGTGTATTGGAAGGAAACAAGACAACTTCCAGAAAGATGAGGAAAAAGTATGACAAGAAACACTGGACAGACCGAGATGCCCAAAATCTGTAATGAGCTGAAGAAGTGTGGTGAAACACTGATTGCACTGTCTGAAGCCATGAGGGGAACTGAACCACAGCCGGCACCAGTAGAAGTGAAGCCAGTTAGTTTCGAAGAGTTAAGAGCACTCCTGGCCAAGAAGACACGCGTGAGTAAACAGAACACAGATGCAATCCGTGAACTTCTGCTGAAGCATGGAGTCAACAAGCTCTCAGAACTGAAGAAAGAAGACTACCCAGCGCTGATGGATGAGGCAAAGGAGCTTCCGGATGCCTGAGCAGCACGCATTTCTGTCCGCATCATCTAGTGCGAGGTGGATTGCCTGCCCTCCATCAGCCAAGCTGAACGCTGGCACTGGTGGCAAAACCAGTGACTATGCAATCCAGGGTACTGCAGCACACGCACTGTGCGAGTACAAGCTGAAGTCAGCACTTGGGATTCCAGTACGTGATCCAACAGGAGATCTTGATTGCTATGACCAGGATATGGAAGAGTGCGCTGAAGGTTATGCGTCATTCGTCATGGAACAGGTCATGAAGGCAAAAGAGACATGCAAAGACCCAACAGTCCTTGTTGAAGAAATGCTGGATCTGTCCCGCTGGATTCCTGAATCATTCGGAACAGCGGATGCTCTGATTATTGCTGACGGCACACTCACAATCGTCGATATGAAATACGGAACTGGCATCAAAGTCGAAGGTTCGTCATCACAGCTTCGGTGCTATGCACTGGGAAGCGTGGATAAGTTTGATGGCATTTATGACATCAAGAATGTCCGTATGGTGATCTACCAGCCGCGTTTAGAGAACATCAGTGAATGTGACATGACAAAGGATGATCTTCTTGAATGGGCAGATAACATCCTGGTACCGGCAGCGAAACTTGCCTTTGTTGGCGAGGGTGAATTTGCAGCAGGTGCTCACTGTCAGTTCTGCAGTGTCAAAGCCACCTGCAGGAAGCGTGCAGAAGAGAACATTGCACTAGCAAAGTACGACTTTGAAATGCCACCAACATTGAAGGATGAAGAAATTGAAGCCATCCTTCCACAATTAGATCAGCTTGTATCATGGGCTTCCGACATTAAGGACTATGCATTGAAAGAGGCACTGTCTGGAAAGAAATGGTCTGGATACAAACTGGTTGCAGGAAGATCCAATCGTAAGTTCACTAATGAGGATGCAGTAGCGCAGGCAGTCACTGCCGCTGGCTATGATCCATACGAGAAGAGTCTTCTTGGTATCACCGCAATGACTTCTTTACTCGGTAAGAAGAAGTTTGAAGAATTACTCAGCAGTTTAGTGGATCGGCCACAGGGAAAACCGACACTGGTTCCACAAAGCGATAAGCGGCCGGAGTTGAACACGGCAGCAGATGATTTCAATGACAATGAAAAAGGAGAAAACAATCATGTCAAAGTTAACTAATCCTACAAAGGTTATCACAGGAAAAGATACAAGATGGTCCTATTGTAATGCATGGGAACCAAAAAGCATCAATGGCGGCACACCGAAATACTCAGTCAGTCTGATTATCCCAAAAAAGGATACAGTTACTGTCAGAAAGATTCAGGCAGCAATCCAGGCAGCGTATGAAGAAGGCTCCGGAAAGCTGAAGGGCAACGGCAAATCCGTGCCTGCACTCTCTACAATCAAGACACCGTCCAGAGATGGCGATGTTGAAAGACCGGATGATGAGGCATACAAGGATTCATACTTCATCAATGCAAACTCGGCAACGGCACCTGGCATCGTTGATGCTGACCGTCAGGAGATCATTGATCATTTCGAAGTCTACTCGGGCGTCTATGGTAGAGCCAGCATTTCATTCTATGCCTTTAACAGTTCTGGCAATCGTGGTATTGCTTGCGGTTTGAACAACCTGCAGAAGATTCGTGATGGGGAGCCATTAGGCAGCAGAGCCCGTGCTGAAGACGACTTCAGTGAAGATGACGGGGACGATGACTTCCTGTCCTAATGAGTATGAAGCCAGGCGGGAGTAGTCCTGTCTGGCTTTTTCAGATTGGAGGAGTATGGTATGGAAATTTGGAAAGATATACCTGGATATGAAGGAAGATATCAGGCAAGCACAGAGGGAAGAATCCGCAGTGTCTCTAGAATAATACAGGAGAAAAATATCAGTACAGGAAAGATTTATTATCACAACATCAGTGGCCGAATATTAAAACCTGGTCGGTATTGTAAATCAGGACATTTATCAGTTGTACTTGGACATGGAGCGGATGGCAGCCCTGTACACCAACTTGTAATGCGTACTTTTATTGGTGAACCACCGGTCGGTATGGAAGTATTACATAAGAATGGCAATCCAACTGATAATCAACTGTGCAATTTACATTATGGAACACGAACTGAAAACATTCTTGATGTCTATCGACAAGGAGGAAAGTGGAGAAAACTTTCTGTTGATGATGTTGAAGCGATTAGATTTGGACTTTGGTGTGGAATAAAAGGAGCAGAACTTTCTCGTATGTTTGATGTTGCTCCTATCTCTATTAGCCGCATTAAAAATGAAAGGACATTTGCATGGCTAGAATGAAAAATCTCAATTTAGATCTGGAGACATTTTCGGATGTCGATCTTGCAAAATGTGGCGTATATAAATACGCCAGTTCACCAGCGTTCCAAATCCTGCTGTTTGGATACTCGGTCGATCATGGACCAGTGGTAACTGTAGACTTGGCATGCGGAGAGGAACTGCCAGAAGAGATCCTTGCAGCATTGACTGATCAATCCGTCGTCAAATGGGCATTCAACTGTATGTTCGAGAGGATCTGTATCTCGACCTACTTACGCAAACACTATCCTGAACACTTCACAACTTATAGCATTCCTGAAGATACGGTTCGCAACTATCTAGACCCAGCATCCTGGCATTGCTCAATGGTATGGTCTGCCTATCGTGGCTTGCCGCTGTCGCTTGCTTCAGTTGGTGCGGTGCTCGGATTAGAGGATCAGAAGATGACAGAAGGGAAGGATTTGATCCGTTTCTTCTGTATGCCACGTAAGTCGGATGGAGGTAGGAATCTTCCATTGGATGCACCGGATAAATGGGCGGTCTTTAAGTCCTATAACATCAGGGATGTAGAAGTGGAAATCAGCATCCAGGAGCGATTGCAGAAGTTTCCTGTTCCCGAGAGTGTCTGGACGGAATATGCGATTGATCAGGAGATCAACGATCGCGGTGTCATGGTTGATATGAAGCTGGTAAAGAATGCCATTGAAATTGACGAACTGACTCACAACAAGTTGATGGATCAACTCGTGACCATTACTGGCCTGGAGAATCCTAACTCAGTCCAACAGATGAAAGAGTACCTGGCAGCCAATGGCCTCGTCATGGATACGCTTGGCAAAAAGGCAGTGCGTGAAATGGTCAAGACAGCACCGGAAGATATGAAGACAGTCCTGGAGTTGCGGCAAGAGACCGCAAAGTCATCCATCAAGAAGTTTCAAACGATGGAGCGTGCCGCCTGCAGCGATGATCGTGTCCGCGGGATGTTCCAGTTCTTTGGGGCTCCACGTACCGGTCGTTTTGCCGGCAGACTGGTCCAGCTTCAGAACCTGAAACGGAATGACATGCCAGATTTAGCAGAGGCAAGAGCACTAGTCAAAGTAGGCAACTATGAAGCATTGGAACTTCTCTATGACTCAGTGCCTGAAGTCTTATCTGAATTGATCCGTACTGCACTGGTTCCAAAGCCCGGATACAAGTTCTATGTTGCTGACTACTCCGCAGTCGAAGCCAGATGTCTTTCTTTCCTTGCCAAAGAACAATGGCGGATTGATTCCTTTGCAGCCAATAAGGATATCTATTGCGAAACTGCCAGCCGTATGTTTGGAGTTCCAGTAGTGAAGCATGGCATCAATGGTGAGCTGCGACAGAAAGGAAAGCAGGCAGAACTTGCATGCATTGCTGAAGGCCAGCTTGTCCTCACAGATCATGGACTGGTACCTATTGAAAAGGTCACAACAGAAATGGGGGTCTTTGATGGTGAGGAGTTCGTGCACCATGAAGGCGTTGTTTACAAAGGAGAACGAGAGGTAATGACATATGAAGGACTTACAGCAACCCCAGACCATTACGTGTGGGTCGAAGGGAAACAGGAGCCAATACAGCTTGGAGTCGCCGCCACCTGCGGCGCACATCTCGTACAGTCCGGAGATGGTAGGAACCCATTACGGCTGGATAGAGATCATCAGCCCGGAGAAGCGCTGGAACAAGAAATGGAATCATTGTTATGTGCTAACAAAGTGTCATGGGTGCGGCAGTATCCAATGGCAGATATTAGACAGTTTGAGAAGCGGAAAATCAAAAGGATGTCAGCATTGTTCTCAACCGAGACTGGCACCGGCATGGTTGTACAAAAGATTGACAGCAGCAAAGCAACGCTGCACAAATCCAAGAAATCCGCTGTATCAAGATTATGGAAATCGAGGCATCAAATTCGAGTTTTCCAGCATCAACGAAGCCTGCCAGTATTTGATGACAGAGCTTGGAATTCCAGAACGAGAAATGGAATTAGATCGAATCGACACAAACGGAAACTATGCTCGTGGGAATCTTCGCTTTGTTACAAGAGAGGAGAACCAGTCGAATCGAAGATTGACGGTTCTGTCAGAGTTTGCCCAGGAGTATTGGCCATACAGCAGATCAGTTGTAACAAGGAAACTGTCAGAAGGTATGTCTCGAGATCAAATAATTCTCGAAGCACAAAAAGCAGTAATCGAAAAACGGAAGCACTGGCACATCATCTCGGCAAGGCTAGACTTTATGACATTCGAAATGCCGGACCACATCACCGTTTTACCGTATCGGGACATCTAGTTCATAACTGCGGCTACGGAGGGTCAAAAGGCGCACTTATTGCAATGGGTGCGTTGGACCAGGGACTCGATGAATCGGAATTACAACCGCTGGTTGATGCTTGGAGAGCCACCAATCCGAAGATTGTTGCTTTCTGGTGGGAAGTGGATGAAGCAATCAAGAAAGCAGTGCGTTATAAGACAACAACGGAGACACATGGCCTGAAGTTTATTTGCCAGTCTGGGATGTTGTTTATTCAGCTGCCATCTGGCCGGTCACTCTCCTACGTGAAGCCAAGAATCGGTGTAAATCAGTTTGGCTCGGATTGTGTTACGTATATGGGCTTGGATTCCACAAAGCACTGGAGCAGGGTGGAAAGCTATGGTCCCAAGTTTGTCGAAAATATCACCCAGGCAATCTGCCGGGATATCTTGTGCTATGCAATGCAGACATTACAGTTCTGCTTTATCTGTGCCCATGTCCATGATGAATTGATCATTGAGTGCAAGGAAGAGGTATCCCTGGATGAGATCTGCAAACTGATGGGCAGGACGCCGCCTTGGATACCAGGTCTTTTGTTACGTGCCGATGGTTATACCTGTGACTTTTATCAAAAAGATTGATTATGTTTTGCTCAAAAGAGCTCCTTTTGTCCTGTGTGTATTGGAAGGACATCAAGAGCTCTTTTGTTCTTCCTAGAAAAGGAAGGAAAAACATGTGTTCGAAGAGATCAAGAAAGCTGGCTTTGCGGATGTGGATGCCTATGACGCGTTGGAGGCATTAGAAACAAAGCACTTTGCACCAAGACCGATTATCTATGTCTGTTCCCCATACTCAGGCGATATTGCTGGGAATGTGGAGAAGGCAAAGAAGTATAGTCGGTTCGTTGTAGATGAGGGAGGCATACCAATTACACCGCATCTTTATATGCCTTCATTCCTGAAAGAAGAATCAGAACGAGATCTAGCAATCTTCATGGATCTTGAGTTGTTAACCAGATGCTCTGAGGTGTGGGTATTTGGCGAGGTGTTGTCTGCAGGGATGCAGATCGAAATTGATCGTGCCCAACAAAAAGGGAAAACGATCCGGTACGTTGGCGAGGAGGAAATCAAATGTACGAAGTATTAAGTGGTGAAAGAGAAGTCGGTGGCAAGACCATCAATACCTTCAAGAGGGAAATCTATAGTGCAAACATCATGGAAGTAGAAGCTGGCACGAATGGATATCAGGGAGATGGCAGTAGGACATATATCCGTATCCAGGATTTAGCAGGAACGGATATCCAGGTACGAAAGACCCATGATGCTTATGGCCATGAAGATGGTGTTGTGATTGCCCTGGGTGGTGATGCAGAGTTGGATACCATCTATGAAGCACTGCAGTTTATTACCAAAGTCTTGGATGATCAAAGACGCAGGAGGTAACGACAAATATGCGTGATTTAAAAATAGCATATGGAAATTCCAGGCAGGCAAAGTTCTGGTCCAATAAGACGATTACCTTTGAAGAACTGAAGGATAGGTTAAGGATACCAATCAGGACTTCAGAAACGACGGCTGAATACATGTCCCTTCAGAAAACACAAAGAGATGGTATCAAGGATAAAGGTGGCTTTGTGGCCGGGCACCTTCGGGATAACAGAAGGAAGGTGGATCACGTAGATTGTCGGTCCATGGTAGTGTATGACATTGACTTTGCTACGCCTGAGTTCATTCAGGATATCAAGGCGAAGGTTCCGTATGTTGGCTGTGCTTATTCAACGCACAGCCATATGCCGGAGAAACCACGTGTCAGGGCAATCCTCCCGGCAGCAAGGGACATGACACCCGATGAACATAATGCAATAGCAAGGTTTGTTGCAGCGGACATGGGAATCATTGATATGATCGACCCATGTTCTTTTGAACCGCATCAGCTGATGTACTGGCCATCCTGCCCGTCTGATGGGGAGTATCTCTTTATCGAGTTAGATGGTGATGTCATTGATCCCGACAAGATTCTCTCAGCACATCCTAATTGGCGGGACTGTTCATTGCTTCCTACGACACCAAAGGAAAGCACTGCGAAAAAAGATCCTGGGAAGAAGCAGCAGGACCCATTGGCAAAGAATGGTGCAGTCGGATATTTCTGCAGACTGTTCACCATAGAAGATGCAATTGCGAGGTTCTTATCTGATATCTATGAGCCTGTAGCAAATATGTCTGGAAGATACACTTATATCCCCGGCGAGAGTGCTGCAGGTCTTGTCGTATACGAGAATGGAACGTTTGCATATTCCCACCATGCAACTGACCCAGCTTTTGGGAAGCTGTTAAATGCATTTGATCTGGTCCGTGTTCATAAGTTTCCAGATGCAGAGGACAAGCAGAGCTATAAGGATATGGCGGACTTTGTTATGTCGCTGCCGGAGATCAAGATGCTGGCGACAAAGGAAAAGCTCGAAGAAGCCCAGAAGACTTTCGGGGAGACCAATAGTGCAGAAACCGATGATACCTGGAAAGGCAGCCTGCAGTATATGTCACGCAGCACGGTCCTCCAAAATAGTGTCTGGAACGAAATGCTGATCTTAAATAATGATCCTGATTGTCAGGGTTTTGCATATAACGAAATGGCAAACCGCGTCCAGGTGACAGGAAAGGTACCGTGGGATAGGCCAACCGACAACAAGTTCTGGCGTGATGCTGATACAGCTCAGCTTAAGGCCATGATCGATATCCGCTATGTTTGCTTCTCAGACAGAAACCATAATGTTGCTTTTACGAAGGTGGCTGACGACCGCCGGTTTCACCCGGTTAGAAATTATCTGAATGCACTGCCTGCATGGGATGGCATTAAACGTGTCGACGATCTTTTCATTAAGAGGTTGTCGGCAGACGACACCAACTATGTCAAAGCAGTCACCCGGAAAACCTTAGTAGCGGCCGTGGCCCGCATCTACCACCCTGGGACAAAGTTCGATACGGTCCTGGTCTTAGATGGTGATCAGGGTATCGGTAAAAGTACCATGTGGAAGTCCTTGGCTGGCGATGAGTATTTCTCTGACGCACTGTCCCTTACTGATATGGACGACAAGTCAGGAGCTGAAAAGCTGCAGGGATTCTGGATCATCGAGATCGGCGAGCTAGCTGGAATGAAAAGGGCTGACATTGAGAAGGTGAAGTCATTTATGTCCACCTCTGATGACAAATACCGTCCGAGCTATGGCAAAGTGGTCGAAAGCCATCCGCGCCAGTGCATCGTGGTAGCTACGGTAAATGGCGAGCGCGGGTACCTTCGTGACATTACAGGCAATCGCCGGTTCTGGATTGTGAAGTGCCGGCAGATTGAGAAAATGGTCAAGTGGAAGCTCAACAGTGAAGAGCGTGACCAGATCTGGGCTGAGGTCAAGTATTACTACGAACAGGGCGAGAAGCTCTATCTTGAAGGCAATCTCCTGGAAGATGCTGAAGAGGCACAACGTGGTGCGATGGAAGCAGATGAGCGTCAGGGCATGGTTGGGGAGTATTTGTCAAAGCTCCTGCCAGAAAACTGGAACGATATGGATCTTTATCAACGTCGGAATTTTCTGGATGGTGATGACCTTATTAAAAAGGAAGGCACTGTTCCAAGGCAGACCGTTAGCAATGCGGAGATCTGGTGCGAATGTTTCAAGCGGAATCTCGCTGACATGAAGCCGACCGATTCCTATGCGATAGCGGCTTTGATGACACAGGTCGATGGCTGGGAGAGGACATCCCATCGGATGCGGCTTCCTATCTATGGTCAGCAACGGATGTATGTAAATGCAGCCCATAACACCAAGAACTGGTGACAGCATGTGAGACAGTGACAGCATTTCCCCTTATATTTACTTTTGGTAAAAATCAAGGAGAGTAGAAAACTCACCTGCACACACGCGCGTAGGTATATATAGGAAAAAGCTGTCATTTTGTCCTCACCGTCACACGGGCTGATGACAAGATGTGAGACAGTGACAGCATTTCCCCTTATATTTACTTTTGGTAAAAATCAAGGAGAGTAGAAAACTCACCTGCACACACGCGCGTAGGTATATATAGGAAAAAGCTGTCATTCTGTCCTCACCGTCACAATGGGAGGAACAAAATGACAAGGTGTGAGACAGTGACAGCATTTCCCCTTATATTTACTTTTGGTAAAAATCAAGAAGAGTAGAGATAGATGCACGTACACACACGCGTAGGTATATATAGGGAATAGCTGTCATTCTGTCATCACCCGTCACAATGGGAGGAAAACAATGAGTATAAAAAATGGAGTGGACAGCGCTTATATAGCCCGCTGTCATAAGGTTTTAAGAGAATGGGGAGCACCACTCTCTGACTGGCACTGCGTATATGTGTACGATATGGCAGACGATGACGGTGGGGTTTATGACCTTGCCACTTGTGAACTTTGCGGCTGCAGCAAGGTCAGGTATGTACACGTGATGAGACACGATCAGTATTTTGAGGACATTGAGGTCGGATGCATCTGTGCTGGAATCATGGAAGGTGACATCCTTTCTGCCAAAGAGCGAGAGAGGCTCATGAAGAACAGATCTAAACGCAAGCAGAACTTTGTACGCAGAAAATGGAAGCCAACGTGGGATGGTGGATACTTTACCAATTACCGTGGGAAACAGGTTTTTATAAAGCTTAGCGATCGGTACATTGTCACCTGCGATGGGAAGCAGACCTGTTCCTATAAGAATCGACCAATCGACAACTTTCTATCTGCAGCTTATGCCGCCTTTGATCTAGCGGACCCTATCGAGATATGAGAGAAAAAATAATTGAGCAGCAGCTTGTTAAGGCAGTCAAGCACACAGGCGGGATGTGTCCCAAGTTTGTGTCACCTGGGTTGAATGGCATGCCAGATCGACTCGTTCTGTTAAGTGAAGGCCATATGGCTTTCGTGGAAGTGAAGCAAAAAGGCAAAGTGCCTCGGCCATTGCAGAAGAAGAGACACAAGCAATTACAGGATCTTGGATACCAGGTATTTGTTCTGGATGATCCAGAAGAGATTCAAGAAATATTGAAAATCATAGGAGGCAAATAATGTTAGATAGAGATGCATTGCACGACTATCAGAAATACAGTGTGAAGTTTGTTGAAGAACACCCAGCCGCAATCTTGATCCAACAAATGGGTCTCGGCAAAACAATCAGCAGTTTAACATCGACATTAGATCTGATGTTTGATTCCTTCGAAGTCCACAAAACTTTAGTGATTGCACCTTTGCGAGTGGCTCGTGATGTCTGGCCGCAGGAGTGCAGAGAGAATTGGTCACATACACGGTTTATGACGATGTCCGTTGTAGTGGGAGATGCCAAAGCAAGAGTGGCAGCACTAGAATCGCCGGCAGACATCTATGTGGTGAATCGAGAGAACATCAAGTGGCTGGTCGAGTATTATGAGAAGAAGCATCAGCCCTGGCCATTTGATTACTGCATCATTGATGAGCTGAGTTCCTTCAAGAATTATCGGTCACAGCGATTCCGGTATCTGAAAAAGGTGCGGCCATTCATGAAGAGGGTTGTGGGTTTAACAGGAACACCAGCATCCAATGGACTTCTTGATCTCTGGGGTGAGGTTGCAATTATCGATCAAGGAAAACGTCTTGGTAAGTTTATCGGAAGGTACAGAGAAGCCTATTTCAAACCAGGTGATATGAATCCATACACTGGCATTGTTTATAACTATGTTCCACTGCCTGGTGCAGAGGAAGCGATCTATGACAAGATCAGCGATATCAGTGTCAGTATGAAGTCTAAAGATTATCTGCCAGATATGCCTGAGTGTGTGACAGTCAATCATTCAGTTGAAATGAGCCCAGCAGAAAGAAAGCTGTATGACGAATTTGAAGCACAGATGGTTCTTAGCCTTGATGGTCAGAGTATCGATGCGGCAAATGCAGCAGTTCTGTCTGGTCGGTTGTTGGAAATGGCCAATGGAGCAGTTTATAACGAAAGCCATGAAGTTGTTCAGATCCATGAACGGAAGTTAGAGATGCTTGCGGATCTCGTGGAAGAGGCTGTTGGTCAGAATGTCCTGATTGCCTATTGGTATAAACATGATCGATCACGAATCATCGAGTACTTATCCAAACTGGGCTATGCAGTCAGAGATTTGAAGACGTCAGACGATATTGCGGATTGGGATGCAGGAAAGATCCCGATTGCACTGATCTCACCAGCCAGTGCAGGTCATGGTTTGAATCTTCAGCATGGTGGTCATATCCTGATCTGGTTCTCCCTTTGTTGGTCACTAGAAATGCGGCAGCAGACCGATGCCAGACTAAATCGGCAAGGACAAACAGAAACAGTCAGTATCCACAATATTATTTGCAAAGATACCATTGATGAGGATGTGTTGAAGGCACTGGAGCACAAGGATTCTACACAAGAGAATCTGATCCAGGCTGTAAGGGCACATCTGAAATAAAGACAACATATGCCAATCCGAGGGATCAATCATGCGGAGGGAAGCATATGCAGCAGGAGAATTTTGAACCATATATCAATTTGGCGAATGCAATCGTCAAAGAGGCAGCAAAAGAATATGTTTCAGCACTTCGAAAGTTAAAGCGGAATCGCGGGAATCAAGCCGCGATGAAAGAAGCGATGGAACTGGAGCAGTTCTTTTACTCACCGGACTTTGCAACACTGACCTCCCTTGATCCGGATTACCTAATCCAAAAACTAAGAGAGAAGGTGTGCAAATGACGCCAAAGTCATATTTGAACCAGGCATATCGGTTGGAGCAGCGTATCCGCCTGGATAAAGAAGAGATAGAGCAACTCCAGAAATTGTCAGTCAATGTATCAAGTCCTAGCTTTGAGGAGCACTACAATTCCAATCGTAATACAGAAGCCTCTTTCATGAAGACTTTGGAGAAGGTGTGGAAGTACCAGGACAAGGTAAATCAAGAGCTGGATCTGTATTTGAAGCTGAAAGCTGAGATTCAGTCGGTGATTGCTAGTGTGGATAATGTGGATGAACGACTGGTTCTGACCTATCGTTACATCAAGAACTACACGTGGACCAGGATTGGTGATGAGATGATGGCAGATGAAAGAACAGTCCGCAGATGGCATAACAGGGCTTTGGCACATGTGGTACTGCCTGAAAATCCAACAATTATTGAAATCCGCCGGAAATGTCCGCAAATGTCCAACAATACCCGCATTTGATGTGTGCTATGGTATAGTCGACAAGAATCAGAGAGAGATGATTGCCTCAACACATGAAGTGTAGTGGCTTAGTTGTCGAAAAGACGACCGCCACAACACATGAAGTGTAGCGGCTGAGTTGTCGGAAAGACGACCGCCACAACACATGAAGTGTAGTGCCTGAGTTGTCGAAAAGATGACTGCCTCAACACATGAAGTGTAGCGGCTGAGTTGTCGAAAAGACGACCGCCACAACATATGAAGTGTAGCGGCTGAGTTGTCGAAAAGACGATGGCCTCAACACATGAAGTGTAGTGGCTTAGTTGTTGAAAAGATGATCGCCACAACACTTGAAGTGTAGAGCATATGTAGAAAATGAAATCCGCCGGAAATGTCCGCAAATGTCCGGATTGTATATGTGATATGTTATTGTCAGCAAGAACCGGAGGGAAGCATGCCATACAAACCGTATGTTCCCTGCAGGCACCCAGGCTGCAGTGCACTGGTACCTCCAGGGCAGAAGTATTGTGAAGCACACAAGCCATTGCATCCTGAAGAGGTACGTGCTGCTTCCAAGCGTGGATACAACGCACGGTGGGAGAAGGAAAGCAAACGGTTCTTGGTTGAACATCCACTCTGCATCAGATGCATGAGGAAGAATCCACCAAGGTATGTCAAAGCAACAGTGGTAGATCATATCATTCCTCATCGCGGTGATCCAATCTTGTTCTGGGATGAATCGAACTGGCAACCTCTGTGTAAGAAGTGTCACGATCAAAAAACAAGAAATGAAGAAGGAACACCAACTTACCACTACCCGGGGCGGGTATGAATCTCTGTGAGTATTTGCCTGGAGACCGTCGCCCCCTCTCGCGTTAAAAATCGCGAAATTGTGAGGGGTGGTGTCTGGCTGGCCGGCAACAATATCGCAAAATGTACAGCCAGGGCAGAAAAAGTGCGGTAACAGCGTGAGATTTGAAAATTGAATACATTTCATGACGGCAGTGATGGGACAAAATCCATCGCTGTCTTTTTATGTGGGTTCTGTTTTGAGTTTCGTGGACAACCGGAAGTTTCGTGGACAGGAGGATACATGGATCAGGAATATGAATCTCCAGATCTTTCAGAGTTTATCGCCGCCTGTGCGAAAGCGTTCTGTCCGGAGTGTGGAAAACCAATCGTACAAAACAGCAACGGCCGGCCGAAGAGCTTCTGCTCAAACCGATGCCGCTGGGCATTTAACAAAAGAATGGAACGCCGGAAGGCGAAGGAGGAACTAAATGAAAACAGCAGAGTTGAAAGTGCTGCCGGTGGCGAGCTTGAAGCCAGCGGAATACAATCCGAGAAAGAAACTGAAACCAGGAGACAAGGAATATCAGAAGATCAAAGACTCGATTGAAGAGTTTGGATTCGCTGATCCACTGGTTGTGAATAAAGATATGACGATCATCGGTGGTCACCAAAGACTAACCGTTGCAATGGATCTTGGATATACAGAAGTTCCATGTGCAATCGTTGACGTGGACAAGGTCAGAGAGAAAGCTCTGAACATTGCACTCAATAAAATTACCGGTGCATGGGATGAGACAATGCTGGCAGATCTGTTGAAAGACATTCAGAACAGTGACTTTGATCTAGGTAAGACAGGATTTGAACCACCGGAGATCGAGCAGCTCTTTAACAAAGTCCACGATAAGGAAGTCAAAGAAGATAACTTTGATGTGGATGAGGAACTGGCAAAGCCGGTCATGAGTAAACTTGGAGACATGTGGTTCCTTGGAAAGCATAAAGTTCTCTGTGGTGATGCTACAGGTGCAGAGAACTATACCGCATTGATGGATGGTGTGAAGGCAAACCTGGTATTAACAGATCCACCATATAACGTTGATGTCGAAGAGACTGCCGGAAAGATCATGAATGATAACATGGCAGATCAGGACTTTTATAACTTCTTGTTATCCAGTTATCAGTGCATGATTGCTAACCTGGCAGATGATGGATCGATTTATGTATGGCACGCTGACACCGAAGGGTTGAACTTCCGTAAGGCATTCCAGGATGCAGGCTTCTATCTTTCGGGATGTTGCATCTGGAAAAAGAACTCCCTGGTATTAGGAAGAAGTCCATACCAGTGGATTCATGAACCGTGCTTGTTTGGATGGAAGCAGAAGGGGACTCACAAGTGGTACAGCGATCGCAAGCAGACGACTGTGTGGGAGTATGATAAGCCACGCTCTAGTAAAGATCATCCAACCATGAAGCCTGTAGTTCTGATGAGCTATCCGATTAAAAACAGTTCTGCAACAAACGGTATTGTGTTAGATCCATTCCTTGGGTCCGGCAGTACTTTGATTGCATGCCAGGAAACAGAACGTGTCTGCCGTGGTATTGAACTCGATCCAAAGTATGTGGATGTGATCGTGAAGAGATTCATTGAACATGAAGGTGGCAGTACGAAAGATGTGTATGTAGTTCGCGGCGGTCAGAAACTTTCATACGAGGAAGTGACAATCGAAGAAAATTCTCCAGATAATCTGCAGAATTAACTTTACTTCATTCGCCTTCAGAGTGATGTATGTACATGCCAAAAGAAACATGGTACATCGCAAAATGCGAAAGGAGAAAACACATGCCAAAGGCAAAAAAGAAATCCGAAGAATTGAGATTAAGTATTGAGCTTCCAATGAAAGGTCACACCGGGACATCGTTGCGGAATCTTGTGAACCTGGTTTATGCAAGGGCAGACTTGCTTTCCAAATCAACGGGAGGCAAGTTTGCGATCAACCGTTACTTAGTATCGGAACTTCAGAAGGACGCGAACACAAGCTCGACGATTAAATTTAGGAATCGTATCCAGGAGTTCTTATCCAAAGAGAGTGATGGCATTGTTGGGCTTGAATTTACTGAAACAAAGGTCTGCTTCACTGGCTTCCCACAGACATCAAATCCAGATGAGATCAAAGCATTCACTCAACTGGCTTCAATGATGAATCAATCTGCACTGGCCCAAAAGAGAATCCTTGCAAAGGAAGTCAAAGAGGAAAACGAGAAGTACGCATTCCGCATTTGGCTGATCCGTTTAGGTATGAATGGTGACCAGTACAAAACATCCAGGAAGGTCCTTCTTAGAAACCTGAGTGGGCATGCTGCATTCCGCACACAAGATCAGCTTGAAGCAGCTAAGGCAAAACATAAAGAAGAAGGGAAACAAGATGAGACTTCCAAGTGAGGCACAGATTGAAAGTCTGCGGAAAAAGTATCCTGCCGGCAGCCGCGTGAAGTTAGTTGCCATGGATGATCCACAAGCACCTGCAGTTGGAACCGAAGGAACGGTGATCGGTGTTGATGATATTGGCTCGATCATGGTTGCATGGGACACCGGCAGCACGCTGAGTGTTGCACTAGGTGTTGATATATGTGCACGAGTCTAGTCACACTGCGGTATGTGTATCATCCAATTCTCCTTGATAAGAGCGAATATGAAGATGCCAAAGGAATGGCAAGGAGAAAATACTATGGACTGCATTAAGGTAAACAACGAATTCATTATCAGATGTGAAGAGCAATTGGGCTTCCGTTACACAGCTTCGCTGGATGAAACCAACAAGGCAAACAAGATTGCATTCGAAGGTTTCACAGAAGCATTGCGGAGCTTGGGCTTTGAGTGGATGATTGACCGCAAGACTGGTGAAGCAAGGATCTGGCATACGAACGAATATTAATTCGATAGTGTAGACACACTTCAAACTGTGTATCATCCAATACCGCATGACCTATGGCACTATGAACATGCCAAGGGAAGGCAAGGAGGAAACAACAATGTGGAACAAGGGAACAGTAAAGGTTAACGGAAACAGCTACACTTACACAGCTAAGGTATTCGATGAAGATTCAGACTTCGGAATCGACTGCGGTAGGGTTTCAATCCTATCCATTAGAAACGCAGAGGAAAAGGAAGTCGTTAGCTACTACCGCGGCTGGGACATCATGCCAAGGGGTGAAGAAATTACAAAGGCTTACGACGAAGTCATGAGCATCATCACAAAGTAAGAGGACGCAAAAATGAAATACACAATCAAGGAAATTGAGAATGCAAAGCAGGGAATGAACTGGAAAGACATCGGTGTGCAATACACACTTGGCCAGGCTTACCTTTGGAGCAGAGATGCAGGAAACGAACTGCCAAACTTCGCTGAGGTCATTTGGGATTATGACATTGAAGAAATTATCGACAATTGCCGCAGGCTTGGTGTAAAGGAATTTACCATCAGCTCAACATTCTCCAGCCTGATTCAAACAATCGCAAAGTTCGAGGAACTTGGATGCACGCTTGACGGTATCGTCAAGATCAAAGACCGCTACCATTTTGGAAGCAATCAGGAATTGATTCCTGCCTTCAAGATGACAGTGAAGTAAGCAGCACATTAAATATGAAAATTCCGAGATAAGAGCTGAGGCTCTTTCTCTCGTATAGATAGATTACAAGGTCAGCCGATGAAGCTGACTTTTTGTTTGGAAGAAGGGAGGGAGGCCATGTGGCAACCAGAGGAAGAAAGCCAACACCAACTGCAATCAAAATGCTGGAAGGCAATCCTGGGAAGCGGCCCATGAATGAATCTGAGCCAAAGCCACTGAAGAAAGCACCGAGTTGTCCGAAATGGCTAGAGCCTGAAGCGAAAAGAGAGTGGCGCCGGCTGGCAAAACAAATGGAATCGATCGGGATTCTAACCGATGTGGATATGGCCGCCTTTGCCGGATACTGCCAAGCATACGCTCGGTGGAAAGAGGCAGAAGAGTTTATTACGCAGCACGGAACGATTGTCCGGACTCCCTCTGGATATTGGCAACAGGTGCCGCAGGTATCGATTGCCCAGACCTATCTAAAAGTGATGAGTAAGTTTGCGGAACAGTTTGGTCTTACGCCAGCGGCCCGCAGCAGAATTGTTGCGGATAACAGCATGAATAATCCTTCCGATGAGATGGAACAGCTCCTCGGAGGCGATGACTGATGGAGCAAAGACCAAAGACCTATCCGAAATTAAAGAACTACCACCCAACCCGATTCATGTTGCCAACAAGTCACTATGATCCATCGAAAGCAGATCGTGCGGTGAAATTTATAGAGAACCTGAAACATACCAAAGGGAAGTGGGCAGGAAAACGATTCTGGTTACTTCCATGGCAGGAACAGTGTATTCGTGATGTCTTTGGCATCGTGGATGCTAATGGGCATCGGCAGTTTCGAACTGCATACATCGAGATTGGAAAGAAGAATGGCAAGTCAGAACTGGCTGCTGCTGTCGCCTTATATCTTCTGTATGCAGATAACGAACCATCCGCTGAAGTGTATGGTGCTGCCGCTG